GTGAGGCCCGTCAGCCGCTGCGTCGTGCTCGTCGCAGCGCCGGAGGCGACGAACGTCGAATCGACGAGATGAACCTCCGGCTCCGCTTGGCCGGGACGTTTGAGGCCGGGCGCATACGGCAGACGCCCGTATACGCGCCACTGCATCCTGCTACCTCGTCAGGCGGCGGAGCGATGCGAGAGCCATGTAGTCCACGATCACGAGCGCTGATGCGGTCGTGCCGCTGTTCGTTGCGACGAGTCCGTGGCCAACGGTGCCGGTCGTCGGGATGTTCGTCGTCACGGTGCCGGAGCCGAGCAGCGTCCCGGTCTCGCCGAATACCTGAAACAGCACCTCGGTCTTGGCGAGGTTGACACGGTACCGCAGCCGGTACCACGTAGCGGTCGAGAGCGTTGCGAGCGTCGCGGTAGCTGTCTGAACACCCGCGTTGCGGCAAACTCCGACGACCGCGCCAGCCACGATCTCGAAGTAGACGCCGTTGGTCGGGGCAGTCGCGGTTGTCGCGCTATGGTGGCCGGCACGGATCGTCGTGTTGGTGTTCGTCTGCGGGTTGATGATGAATTCGCCGACCTCGCCGCCCTCGATCACGAAGGCGGTCGTGTCGCTCATCACGTATGCGCCGCTGTTCGCGGTCGTGGAGGACGAACACCTCCATTGTCCCGGGTGGCCTGCAGTTCCGGCGATTTTGACCTGCGTGCCGGTGCTGATGAGCGCCACGTCCCAGATCGTTGACGCAGCTTCGAGCGTCGCCGCACCAGCGGGACCGAGAAAATCCGTCTCATAGAACGCCCACCGGCTCCGGTTCAGGCCGAACCGCAAAGCGATGGGGCTCAGGTAGACGTACTTCGTGCCTGCGCCGAAGTTGACAGCTGCGCCTGCGTTGCTCGACTCGGTGACGATGGTGCGGGAAAGTGTGTCCGCCGCACTGTAGGTTCCGATGCCGGCTTCCCAGTCGCCATTCGGCACACCGTTTGCATCGACCGCCTCAATCACGTAGTCGAAGAAGTCGTTGACCGCGATGTTCGGAATCGCATTCGCCCGGATATGCCCCGGGAGCGCGCCAGCAAGCGAGAAGTTTCCGGTTCCGATGCTTGTCGAACTTTCTGCTACTCGTGAAACGGTGTGGAACATTATGGCACCTGCTTCCAGTTCGATCCGCCGACGTTGTCGTATTCGAGGCGGAACTGTTTTGCCGCCGGGTCTCCCGTCGCTTGGACACCGAAGCGGATGCGGAAGACGCCTCCGGGCGCTACCGTCACGTCCGTATTCTGCGCCACCATCGGCGTGCTGCCGCTCTCGCTCCCGTCATCGTTGAAGTAGCGGTAGACCTTCTGGCCGAGCGTTACGGTGGCTGCCGCGCCCCTCAACGAAATTACCTGAATCGGTGACGGTTGGCCGCCATTGTTGTTTGCCGAAAAACTGACTGTCCTCGCCGTCAGGTCAGTCGTGATGAGGTATGCGCCTGCACCATATTCACCATTGATCGACGGCCCATCGTTGATGAAGATTGCCGTAGGTGTTGCGCCTGACCACGGGTCTACCGTGACGTTGTGCGTTGCTAATGATAGGGCAGCAAAGGAGAATGCTGCGATCAGAATCTCGTCCGTCTGGGCAGGCGCAGACAATGCAAGCGTCCACGGGCTTGTTGAATCTGTCGTCTGTGATGCATTCAGGTCAACCGGGTTCGTGTCAACAACCCCGGAAACCTCGATGGCTCCAGCCGCAAAAACTCCTGCTCCGCAATTAACCGTTACACCAAGATTCGCCTTCGTGTTGACAAGCTTCGCATGCGCTATCGAGGCTCTATCTGACTGTGCAGTGGCCGCTCTATGCGTAGTGTAAGAGTTGCTCCAGCCAGTTGCGTCATCGGTGCAGACGCACTGGGTCGTTTGGTACTCAGTCGTTGTTACTGCAACGTAATTACCAACCGTCGGTGTGCCGCTGAAAAATGTCGTGGCACTCGATGAGTTGGTAGAAACGAATGTCGAGGTTCTGACGACGCTTACAGCCATGTCACACTCGCAGCCAGAGGCGTATCGACAGTCAGCGTGACGGTCACCCGCACAGAGTCTGGACGCACCGGAGTCATTACGCCTCCAACCAACTCCTTAGGCCAATACACTGACAAGTAGTCGTTGGTTTTCGTCGCGCCTAACTTGTCCTGTTGCTGCCCACCTGTAAACGTCACCGCAGCGCCGGGCGACCACGAAGAACCATACAGGAACTCGATCAGCACGCTGCACACCGGGTCAGACGGCGTCAGCGGCCACGTGCCGCTGACTCCACGCTGAATCTGGATGCGCGCGCCGATGTCACCAAGCCGTCCGCCGTCGATGACGTGCGGCCCGTATGTGCCGGCAGGGTAGGTGGCAAACGGGATGCTTACGTTGCGTGCCATTTCATTGCGCGCCCATCAGAGGGCCTCACCAAGTGTCAGGATGTTGCTGCTGTCGTTCCTTACGAACGAACGCCCGGTCCCGAAGTCGCACGTGAGGTCATTGATGGAAGTAAATCCCTTCTTGCCCCACCAGATGTTGTTTTGCGCCTTCGTCGTCACGAGCGTGTTCATGTCGGAGCTTTCACTCAGAATTTCATCCTGAGTTAAATCCGCCATGATGATCTTGATCTGGCCGTGGTGACATGAAGCGCGCTCCTCCTGATAGAGGGCCATCCACGGGCTGTTGCCAATCGTTATCTTTGGAGACGGAGGTGTTGTCCCGCCGTAACCTGCTGACGCCGTCCATCGAATTATGTTGCCGCTCGCAGGAGATACGTTGGGAAGATTAGGCCAGAACCAGAATCTGCACTGATTCGTTCCAGACAGGAATTCCACTTTGAATGCCTGTAGGTACCATTGACCGTTTGTTACGGTCTGCGGATTGATGTTGTCTTCATAACCAAGAATGTCTACGCCCTGTAAACCAATTGACCAGTAATGCGTAGTTCCAGTGTTCGAACTGTTTTGCGGATACGGATTGCAGCCGAAGTAGAAGTTTGACGGATCAAACGATCCGTCTGCACGCGAGTACCAGAACTGTGCGTAGTATCCGGTCTGCTGGAGCGGCTTCAACCTACGAATGACAGTCCATCCGCTGTTCGACGGGCCGCGCGGAGGAAAACCGTCGTTCTGCGGATTCGCAAACTCGATCACGCCGTATGGCGATGTCGTGCTTGAGCCGGTTACGTTCGACGGAAACAGCAACGCATACCGCTGAGGCTGACCGTCAGCAACTCCGTGCGGGCGGTTGCGAGCCAACCTTGCCCCATAGGCAAGTCGCACCCTGCCCGGGCCGGCGAAAGTAACCACGAATCACTCCGTGAACACGAACTCGATCGTCCCGAACGCCTGCGTCCCGGCGCGCCCGAGCACGTCGTAGTACGTCGCCGCCGTCTGGCCGCCGAGATCGAGCGATTCCTGAAGCGTGGACTGCCACTGAATCACGCCGCCGAACAGGTTCGCCTCCTGATTGAAGATGTCGGCCTGCGGAGTCGTCGGCACCGCGCTCCAGACGGTGCCCGTTCCGGCCGATCCACGGTCGCCCCACGAGACGCTTGCCGACAGCGTGTTCGAGTCGACGACGGCCTTGGGCGTGTTCGCGTTGGACAGCGTTGGCGTGTTGCCTGTGAAACGCCTGATGCGAAGCCGGATCGCGTTGTTGGCGGTGATCGCCGGGCCGGCCACACGGATGCGGTTCAGCTGCGCGACGGTGTTCGCCGGCACGATGATCCCGGCGACGCTGTCCTCCGTCGTCTCGAAACGCACCAGAGGGACGATGACCTTGAATTGACCGCGCATTTCCTACCTCGCTTTCCTGACCGAGATGTACCGAATCGCCACGAAGGGGCCGTGCTTCCAGTGCGCCTTCGCGTCGGCCCTGTGAATTTTCCACCCGGCCTCGAACTGTACTGGACCGAGTACCTTCCACCAGCGCCAGATGCCTTCGCTTTCGCGCCAGATGATCCCCGGGATCGGGGTCTTGTCGAGGTAGCCGTCGCTCGACTGCGCACTCGCCATCCAGGCGAGCCCGTACATGCGGTTGCGCCAGAGCCACCAGACGCTCGTCAGGTAGCGGCCGATCCTCTCACCGAAAACGCCGGACGTCCACCCGAGCACCTTGCGCGTCTGAGGCATGCGCACATCGCCCGGCAGACGCTCATCCGGCGTGCTCCAGATGTATGCCCAACGAGGCAGGTCGCCACGGACGGCCGGGTGCTCATCGTCGTAATCTCCGCCGGTCCACGTCGTTTCCCGCCCGTCCCACTTTGCGAACAGACACACCAGCGGGACGAGTAGCGCCAGCGGCCACGAGATCAGTTCGACCAGGATCGCCATCGTCAGATCGTTTGCGATGATGAGCGCCTTCTTCATGGCCGTCACTCCACGAACTGGTACAGCGTCTCGAAGATCGTGCATTGGATGACATCGTAGTGGCCGTACTGATCGCAGATCAGGTAGTCGCCAGGCTCTCCGCCGATCATCGTGCCGTTGCGCATGACCGCGAACCGTTCATCCATCTGCTTCGCGTGGACCGTCCTCGGCACACGCATCGCCTTGCGCATGCCTTCGACGTTCATTCCCTTCGCATACACGTACACGTCAGACCCCACGCAAATTCAGTCTTGCGGTTGCTTGTCGCCCCAAGTCGCGGCTGTGATATCCGCCGCCCTCTTCCACTGCTCTGGCGTGCCTGCGATCTTCCGCATGCCAGGCGTCGGCGCCGTCAACCAGTACTTCGGATCGAAGTACCGCAACGCTGCAGGGTTCGGGCCGCAACCGTACGCCGCTTGCAGCAGCACGCATGCGGGCGCTTTCAGGTCAATGTCGTACACCAGAACTTGCAGGTGTTCTGTCTTCGGTTCGCTCACGTTTCCTCGCTTGTCACCGGCGTGACCTAACTCCACGTTCATCTGCAAAAAGCCGGCCAGAAAGCGAACCCGATCATCGCCGCGACGGTCAGCGCGATCCAGAATCTCGCGCTAGTCAGCATCCGCCTCATGTTGTCGCCACTGGTCGGGCGGAACGAAGCGGATCGGACCGATGTGGCCGTTGCCGTGCTTGCCGTACATCTCGGCCACCTCTTCCGGAGACAGGCCGGCGGCGACGATGCGATCGGGCAGTCGCCCGATCAGGTACAGCGCGTAATCGAAATCAAGCTCGTATCGTTCGCAGAGCTTGTTCAGCAGTTCTTCGGACGGGAGGCGATAGTCGCGCTCGACATCGCTCAGGTGCTGCGGGCAGCACGGGATGCCCGACAGGATGAGGTCGGAGGAGACCTGCGCGAGTGTGGCGCGCTTCTCAAGACGCGCCTTGCGCAGATATGCCCCAATAGACCTCTCAGCGTTTGCCTTTGGCCGAGAGCGCCGCGAATTTGGCCGGGCCATATTTCTTGCGCCCGATGGCCGCAGCAAGCGCTGCGGGGTCTTTGGCGCCCTTCGCTGCGAGTTTCTTCTTCAGGGAAGCGAACCGTTCGCCGGAACCGAGTTTTGGTTTCATGGCTCACTACCCTTTCTTGATGATGATGATGCCGTCCGTGGCATTGACGTTGAACGTGAACGTGTTGCCGTTCGTGATGGTGAACGTCGCCCCGTAGTCCCACACACCGATCAGGTACTCGTTCGGGCTGCCGAGTCCGAGCGCGTAGAACGCGACGTATCGGGCCGGTCCGATGTTTCCGCCGGAAGCCGTCCACGAGAAGTTGTTCGCCTTCAGAAGCCATTCGCCCTGCGGGCTGCCTGCGCGCTCCGTGAACGTCACGCCGGTCAGTGTGACGCCTCCTGCGGTGTAGCCGTTTCCGGCCGCGATCTCCGGCAGGTCAGAGCGGTAGATGTCCAGCGCCATGCTCGGCGTCGTGTTCGAGAGGTACGCCTTGATGGTGTCCGTGCCGAGGCGGATGTTGCCCTTGGCGATGTTGCCAATGGCCTTGTCGAAGACGTAAACGGGAAGCGCCATCAGAGACCTCCATCCTCTCGAACGGCGCCGATGATATTACCGGCGTCGTCGTATGTAAACCTCAATTGCCTGGCCTGCTGCTTTTCCAGCTTTTTGGCAGCAAGTTCGGCCCCCTTGATGCGCTCGCCGCTGGCGATGCGCTCTCTTTCCACGTCGGCGTGGAGTTTCGCCTTTTCGAGATCGACGCTGAGTTCCTTGTCGCGCTGCTCCGCCTGAAGCTGCGCCGCCTGTTGGGCCGCCTGCTGCTGCATCTCCTGTTTCTGGCGCAGCTTCGCATCGTCCGGCACGATGCCTTCCGGGTCGACCTCCAGGGCAACGCTGAACAGACGCCGCAGCAGTTCGGCGCGCCCTTCTTCGCCGATGACCTGCATATCCACCGGATTGGCCGTGAGTTGCGCAGCATTCATGAGCGCCTGATTGCGGGCTTCGCGGATGAGCATCGACACACCGCCGCGCGGAACGATCATGCAGTCCACCTTGGCGCTCGGATCGTTGCCGTACATCATCTCGTTCACGAACGCGATGTACACGCTCGGCTGGATGACGTTCGTGTCCACCTGCGCGATCGCGCGGCGCAGGCCCTTGGCGGCGTTGTTCATCAGCATCGCCAGGCCGGAGTAGGTCGATGCGGCCCCGCCCACCCGCTCGTTGCCGTACGTGTAACGCGGAACCCCCGTCGCATCGTCGGCGCGGATCATCCATTTCTCGATCAGAGCCATCAGTTCCGGGACGTTGCTGTTCGGCTGGAAGAAGCCGACACCAGGATTCACACCCTGCGTCGGGTCCGACTTCAACTGCCACACCTTCAGCGGAACGATCTCGACGGAGTTCTCGCCATCGGCCAGGCGGTCCACATGGACCCACGCCTGCGGCCCGCTCGCCCAGGACATGTTGTCCGCGAGGGCGCAGGCCGATGCGTTGACCATCTTCTGGCTGGTCTCGCACAGGTCCGGGATGCTTCGCCCCCAAAACGACCCGGGCACGCGATCGAAGCACGCCGAGAAGATCGGTCTCATCCCGGTCGGGTGATCGTTGACCACGCAGCGCACGACGTACGGGCCGATGAGGATCGCCTCGACTTCGTACTCCTTCAGCGGGTCAAGATTCTCGATTCCTGCCACCTTGCCGCCGGCCGCCCAGCTCATCAGGTGCCAGCCCTGCACGGAGCCGAAGAACTGGATCGCGTCGATCGTGCCGCGCGGCGACAGGAACGAGTACAGCGTCTCCTGCTGCAGGCGCTGGCGCTCCGCCTCCTGCCAAATCCAGCCTTCGATGTGTCCGTTCTCGTACGCACGGAGCGCAAGGTCGATCTGGTCGTCGCGCCAGCCGTGCATCCCCTTCGAGTCCACCAGGTCCTTCCTGCGGAAGCGGCGGCGGACGATGAAGTTGCCGGTCTGGCAATCCTGCGCGGTCGGGTCCGGGTACACGTCGAAGATGTCGATCCACTGCCACGAAGGAACATCGACCTCTTCGACCTTCATGCCGGAAGCGGTCCAGACGATGCGGCGCTTCTTCTTGTAGATCGGCCCCATCATCACGGCGGCCGGGTACGTCACGAAGTCCTCGATGAACGAGTCCATCGCCTCGTTCCATCCGCCCTGGGCCATCTGGTCGGCGATCAGCCGGCGCATGCGCTTGGCACCCCGGTCTGCGGCAGCCCTGATCTCCGACTCGACCTTCTCCTTCATGCGCTTGCCGATCTCGGAGGCCATCTGCCGGAACTCGTCGATGCTCGGCAACTCGCCGCCCGCCTGACCGATGGAAAGCAGCGTCTTCTGCGCTTCGGCGGCGGCGTTCCTGACGATCGTCTCCTGCATGTGCGGCGGGATGTCCGAAACCGGCGACGGCTCGATGTCGAACGGAAGATCGGACACCGGCATCAGGACTTCCCTGACCCAGGCGCTGGCTGCCTTGCACTTCTCTTCGGTCAGATCGACCCACACGGCATTGAGCGTGCCGCGATCGGAGAGTTTCTGGAGTTCTGCGGTGGAGTAGACGCCGCGCCGTGCGCGCAGGCACCGGAGAAGCCGTTGCGTGATCCTGGCGCGGGCGATCTTGTTTCTCTCCCACGCCTTGCGGATGTAACCGGCAAGGGACGCCTCGTCCTCGAAGACGGGCGATTCCTCTTCCCTCTTCGGCTCCTTCGCCAGGTCGGCAAGACCCCTGACCGCGACGAACGGGCGATTGCTGACGGCACCTGTGACCAGCATGGCGTGACGCTACCAGACGTTGACGTTCCTGCGCAACGGCAGGGCAATGACGTTCTTTCCGGGCCTCCGTCCGATGGTGTCCACGAGATACGAGATCGCCAGCGAGTCGGCGCGGTCCGGAGAATCCACCCCGCGCCGTTTCATGTCGCGCTTGGATTCCATCTGGTACCGCATCCTCCCGTCGTACCCGAAGTTCACCGAGCACAGCTGATCTTGCAGCCTGTCGTCGTCCGGGATGTCGGCGTCTTTCAGGGCCTCGCGCATCCTGCCCCACAATTCGGCGCGCAGATTCGCGTAAACGGCATCGTCCGAAGCCGGCATCGCCGGATTGAATTCCATCAGGGGGAAGTTCGGAATGCGACGCAGCGCAGCGCACACCGACGCTCCGATGCCGGTCGATTCCACGATGACGGCCTGGCATGACGACCAGTTGCGCGCCCGCTCGTCCGCCACGCGCGCTGCAAGGTCGATGCCGTCGATCCCCGACCACGCGATCTGCCTGTGAATCTTCGGCCCCTGCCGGATCGTCAGGACGGACTCGTTGTCTCCGAACTCCGCCGGATCGAGCGCCATGACGATCTGGTAGGAAGCGTAGTCCTGCGGGCGCAGTTCGCGCCCGCGCGCGGCGCGCACCACGTCCACCGGAATGAAGTTCGTCATGCCGGCGCGGGGCGGCAGCCCGCGCACGCGCACGCGGAAGAAGTCGGAGTCCTCTCCGTACTCCTCCTTCCACGCCTCGATCAGCTTCTTGTTGCTGAACTTCGATGTTCTGGAATCGACGGTGACGGTATGCCACCACTTCGCTCCGCGCTGCCCGAAGAGGTCGTAGAACCGCCCGGTCGTCGTCGTCGGGTTGCCGAACGCGCACCACACGATCTGCGTGTCCTTGTCGGTCAGGGCGCCCTCGGACACGCGCCAGATTTCATCGTGGATTTCGCTCGCCTCGTCCATGAACAGCACGACGCGGCGACCTTTGTTGTGCAGGCCGGCGAAGGACGCCGGCTGCTTCTCCGACCACGGCACGGCGTCGATCCGCCACTCGCGCACGCATTCGGCGTCGGCTGTCGTGATCGCGGTGGCCGACAGCGGAAACCACTGCCTGGCGATGAACATCCCGTGCCAGCGCGCCAGTTCCGCCCACGTCTTCGTGCGCAGCTGCGTCTCGGTCATCGCGGTGACCACGCCGCGCGTGCGTTCGAGTGTGGCGATGCTCCACAGCACCAGCCACGACACGAGCGCCGACTTGCCGACGCCGTGACCGGATCGAACCGCGACGCGGGCGATCTTCCCCTCTCGCATGCACTCTCCGACGTGCCTCAGCACGCCGGCCTGCCACTCGTCCGGGCCGGATTCGTTAGCAAGTTCCGTGCCAGGTTCTCCCCAAGGGAACGCCCATATGACGAACGAGTACGGGTCGAACTCGAACGATGCGAGTGCGTCGGCAATCTCGTCGATTACCGCCGCTTCGTCCATTTGGTCGGCATCGCCGGCACGAGCGTTGCTTCACTTGTGAGACGCCTGAATTCGTCGTAGCGTTGCTTCAGCGGAGGCGGCAGGTTCGTCGTGTCGAGTTGTCTTTCTTCGATGTCCCTCACGATCTTTTCATCGCGCAGCATGCCGTTGACTTCCGCTGCCTTGACCGTCTGACCGATGCCGGTCATCAACGCCCTCACACGCGCCGGCTCGGGAAATCCGGGAGTTTTCATCCATGCCTCCGTCATTGGAGAGGTCTTTACGATACACCAGACAGAGAATCCTCTGCGATCCGTCCACTGGCTGCATGATCTGGACCGGAGAGCACAGGAAAAACGGCTGGCCAAAGTACAACCACATCTGCAGTATCAACCCGCGTTACCTCCTCTGGCAAGCATCCGGCCGCCAGATCGTCAAAGGCCGGGTCTTCACGGTTCCATCCTGCGGAAACAGGCGTTGCCTGGCGCCTGACCACCAGGTTTACGTCCCGCAGTCGGAAGTCCATCAATCCCCACCGAAGCACAAGGCTGCGCGCCCGAGAAGGAAAGAGCGCCAGCTCGCTCCGCTTCGGTCACTGATATTCATCGACCGCAATGTCAAAGACAGAAGCGTTCCTCTCGCGCCTGGAGAAGGTTCAGGGGCGATATCCAAGGTGGAGGGCGATATGCCCTGCACATGAATCCAGACACGGCACACGCAGCCTCTCGATCTTCGAGGCCGAAGATGGCCGGGTGCTCGTGCATTGCCATGCCGGCTGCGGGTTCGAGCAGATCGTCCGCTCGGTTGGCATGGAAATTGCAGACCTGATGCCGGACAAGCCGGTGTCGGAGTCCGCCAGGCCGATCAGGAAACCGTGGCGCGCGTCCGATGTCGTCCGCGCCCTTCGGTTCGAGGCGATGGTCGGCGTCCTTCTTCTGCTCGACATCGGAAGCGGCAAGGTCATCACGAAGTCGGATCGTGAGCGCGCCCGCATCTGCGCCGAGAGGCTGGCAAACCTGATGCAGGAACTCGGAGGGGCAGCATGAACCTGGACCGCAACGAAATCGCCCGCCTCGCATCCATCGCCGATGCGGTGGCGTCCCGCAAGGGCAACGTCATTCCGCTGAACTGGCAGCCGCCCAGGCACGCGAACCTGCTCAGGGCGCCGTCGAATTTCGTCGATGGCATCGTCGATCGCATCAACGGAAAGGCTTCTTCTGGAGCCGCCCTGCCGTGGAAGAAGGCCGACCTTTCCCTTCGGCTCAGGCCCTCCGAAATGACGGTATGGGCCGGATCGAGCGGCAGCGCCAAGTCCACCGTCCTGTCGGAGATCATGCTTTCGCTGGCGGTCGCCGGACACAACGTCGTCGTGATCTCTCTGGAGATGCCGGTGCCGTCCGTCGCGGCCAAGATGGCGATCCAGTCGCTGTGCAACCGCAAGCCGTCCCGCGATCTGGTCGTGGACTGGGCCGAGTCGCTGGACGACAGGTTGTGCTTCCTCGACCTGACCGGCGACATCGCCCCGACCGAGTGCGTTCGCCTTGCGCGGTACTGCGCCCACGAACTCGGAACGCAGCACATCCTGATCGACAACATGACGAAAATCGTCAGTGCCGACAACGAGCACATGGACCAGCAACGCCAGTTCGTGGCGCAACTCCACCGGACGGCGTTGGATACGGGAATGCACGTACACCTGGTCGCGCACACGAGAAAACCGGAGTACGAGGAAAAGCACCCCCCAGGAAGGTACGAGGTCGCCGGATCGAGGACGCTGGTGGACCAGCCGGACAACGTGGTCATGATCTGGCGCAACCGGCTGAAGGAGCGCGCGCAGGAGGAGGGCGAGCTTGGGCTGACCGAGAAGCCAGACCTGATCCTGAACGTGGACAAGCAGCGCCACGACGACTTCACCGGGTTCATCGGCCTGTACTTCGACAAGGAGTACTACCGGACGGTCGAGACATGGGGCACGCGGGCTGAACCGATCATGAACCTGAAGAAGAAGCATGGAATCCAGAAACCTGAGAAGGAGATCGACTGGTGAAAAACTTCGCTGACCTGGTGAAAACCGCCGGCCCGAACGGGGCCGTGATGGCGATCTATGTTGCATCGCAAACCATCCGTTCGGATGATGGCTGGATGGAGAAATCCATCC